CATTGACCGGAACGAGTTCGTCGGCGCGATCTACATCAAGCCGGCCCGCTCGATCAACTTCATTGAACTCCAGTTCGTTGCGGTTCGCACCGGTGTCGAGTTCGACGAGGTCGTGGGCAAGTTCTAAGGAGCCCTTAGATGGCTAAGAAGATCAATGAGCTCTCTAAGGAACTCCTGAAGAGATACGTAAAGAAGGGCGATCGCAGTGCGGACGCCCACCTCTCCAACGCAGTTAAGCACTGGAGAAGCCACGCTGAAACTGACGTCAAGGCTTCCCGGGACGCTGCTGTAAAGCACGGTGCCAAGTATGATAAGCGGGTCAAATTCCTGAACAAGGCTGACTCTAAGATCGCCGAAGAAACCGAAGTCAACGAACTCTCAACAAAGACCCTCAAGTCGTACACGTCGAAAGCTGCGTACGACCCAAAGAGGGAACGAAAGTGGATCGGTCTGGCGCACGTAAAGATGCACCGTAATCGTAAGAAGGATGAGATGAAGAAGGAAGACATCAACGAAGTAAAGCAGATTGTCAAGGGCAGGACTGCCCATTTGCTGCTGAAGCCGGGTCAGGGAGCCGATCGTATGTGGTACTACAAGCACCACACCGGCAAGGGTCATATTGACATTGAAACAAAGCTGAAGGCGCACCACGGTCCATTCAGAACAAAGTCTGATGCCAACGCCCACCGCAAGATCACCATCAGCCAGCTCAAGGAAGAAACGGAAATGAAGAAAATCAACGAGCTCTCTAAACCGCTTCTTAAGCGCTACATCGCCAAGGCTGCAGTGGATAAGGAAAAGCACGGTTTCCACCACGATGATGCTTCTGACAAGCACTTCAGGTCACGTCATCCTGACAAGATTAAGCAGGACCACGATTACGGTGAAACCGACAGTGACTTCGCTGATCGCAAGGTTCGTCTAGGACGCAATCGTGATAAGTGGCAAAAGACAATGAAGGATTCATCGGCTAAGTACAATAAGCGCAGTAAGGGAATCTCTACTGCTGCACGAAAGGTTCTCAAGGGAGACTCTGACGCCAATGATAGAATAAAGATGAGAAAGATGGTCAAGGTTGCTGCTAAGGACAAGCAGCACCACTGGGAATCCGTCGACGAAGCTAATTCACCAGAGATGCTCCAGATCAAGCGCAGAAACCATGAAGATGGCGAGATGCGTCATACCGATCGTGAAGATTACTGGTCACGCAAGGAAAGCGGCGCTTCGCACCCTGGTGCTAAGATGCAGTACGGGGACAAGGCTTCCAAGCACGGTCGTCGTGCGGAACAACACCGTAAGGCTTGGGATGTAGCAACTAAGCTACTCAATAAGAATAAAGCGGTTAAGGAAGACGTAAACGAAGGCCACACCTATCGTCAGGCCAAGAATGCGGCCGACTTCCATGCCGCAGCAGAAACGGAACACATCGGCCACTCACTCCACCACCTCCGCAAGTCGGTGGCCCACCTGTCCAACAAGAATTTCAAGGGTGAGATGGATTCTGACGCAACAGTCGCCCACCACGAGAACCTCGCCCGCAAGCACCAGCGCGCCCACGAGATCGCCAGAAGCCTGATGTGGAAGCTCAAGGCCAACAACGACAATTCTGTTCATGAAGGCATTGACGAAAGCAATTCTAAGCGCAGGAAAATTGACCCGGCCAAAGCCGGTGCTAAAGCTGCGAAGTACGATGATGCACAATGGAAGAAAGACCACGCAGCCGTAAAGGCAGGAAAAGCAGATCCGTCGGCGATGGCCCATAAATGGGGGAATCGCGGCGGCGGTTTCCTTGGTTATATTAAATCAAAGAAGCTTGGCGAGAACACCCTCTCCCCGCACGCCGACACCAACCCACACATCGGTCCTGCCATCGCGGGAATGAACGATTCCGAATACAAGAAGGCATACGGTAAGCCAGCTGAAAAGAAGAAGGGTGCCACTTTCGCAAATCGAATTGCAGCATCCAAGAACTGGAAGGCATTCAAGGCCACCCCGTCCATCGCTGACACTGCGCCGAACTGGAAGACCGGTTCCATGAACGATGCTGAGTACAAGAAGGGTCTCGGAAGTCGGAACGAAGAAGTCGATGAGGGCTATCGTTCATCCAATGGCCAGCTTAAGAATGGTTTTAAGACAGTAAAATACAAGATGTCCGGTCTTGATCGTTACGCAGCAACCAAGGATGGGGTGCAGGTCGGAGATAAGAGTGACTATAAAGATGGTCGCAAAGCTAAAAACGTAGCCAATCGTCTAGCACGTTTTGATCGTGCTGGTCGCAAAGCTAATACTTCGGATGATCCGCTGGGTCGCCATCATGGTCGGAACGAGGAAGTAGTCAACGAAATCTCAGCCGGTAAGCTTGGTAAGTACATTCACAAGTCCAAGAAGGATGAAGACAACCGTCGGGCTGACGGTATTAAGTGGCGCGACGAGATTCGCAAGCAGACCGGCATGAATGTCGGAACTCCTATTGACCGTAAGCTCTATAGCCCAACTGCAAGCCGAGAAGCCGGTCGTAAGAGGGCTATGGCAAAGCTTACTGGAAATGCTAAAGTTCACGCGACGGAAGACGTCTCCGCCTCTTTGAGAACTGGAGTAGCCGATCGTCTCACGAAGACCATCACCGGCAAGAAGGGCATCAGCACCCCGTCCGCATCAGGTTCACCGAAGAACAACCCAGTTCCTCTCGACCTCACGACATCGGCCTATTCTGCGAGCAAGGGCAGTTCACCGGCCGCACCCGGAGCCGAAGACCTGACGACTGGGGCCTATCGCGCCAGCCGGACGATGGAATCCGTAGTCAACGAGGTCTCCAACGATCTTCTCAGAACCTACATTCAGAAGGCTATTAAGTCTAAAGTAAGAGCCGGCGCCAAAGGAGATGCTTCTGTTGATCGCGCTCTTGATGCTAGCACCCAAAGAACGGCAGAAAAGCACTTTTCTAAGTCAGCTGAATACGGAAAAATCGAAGACAAGCGCAAGAGCGGCATCAAGAAGGCCAAGTTTAGGCTTGCCATTCGTGGTGATAAATAAGAATAAAGAAGACCACAGGGAGTAAACGACAGACATGTCACACGATATTGAACAAATGAAGGCTGCGCTGAATGGTGGCGGCGACAGGTCGGCTAAGTTTGAGGTTCGTATGACCCTCCCGGCCGTAGCTGCCGGCGACGCCGCTGCGACTGAAAAGCTCACATTCACCTGCTCGGCGGCCTCAATCCCGCCGATGATCATCGGCAACATTCCAGTACCCTACTTCGGCCGCACGATCAACGTGGCCGGTGACAGGCAGTACCCTGAGTGGGTGATCACCGTCATCAACGACGAGGACTACCTCGTTCGTCGAGTCATGGAGCAGTGGTCCCATCGCATCAACACCGCTCGCACCAACGTCACGACCGCGCCGTTCACGGCGTCCCCGAACTCCTACAAGACGGACGGATGGATCTACAAGTACGGCAAGGAGGGCGGCGCCCCTCTCCGCGTCTACAAGTTCGTAGGCCTCTGGCCTTCCATGGTTGAGCCGATCGAACTCAATTGGGCCGATCGCGACCGCATCGCTGAGTTCCGTGTAGTCTTCCAGTACGACTACTGGTCCAACGATGTCGACATCCTCGAGGGCGACGGGTCGTCCCAGATCCTCGTCTAAGAAAGTAGGTTAGCATGCAACTTTTCGGCTATCAGCTCGTCCGCCGCGACAAGGCGGAAGAGGAGAAAGAAAAAAGGCCGTCATTCGTTCCACCAGCTCCGGATGATGGCTCTGCGATCGTCGCAGAGGGAAATTTCTACGGCACATTTTTTGATTTAACGGGCCAAGTCTCCTCGGAAGCCGACCTAATCACCAAATACCGTCAGATGGCGCAGTACCCAGACGTGGACTACGCCATCGACGACATCGTCAACGAGGCGATCACGCTCGACGAGGACGACGTCGTCAAGGTGAACCTCGACGGTTTCGAGAAGTCCTCGGTATTCTCCAAGAAGGCCGTCCAGGACCGCATCCACGAGGAGTTCAAGAACATCCTCGAGCTGCTCGACTTCAACAACAATGCCTACAAGATCTTCCGCGCCTGGTACATCGACGGCCGCATATACTACCACGTCATCATCGACGAGAAGGTTCCTGAAGAGGGCATCAAGGAACTTCGAAACGTTGACCCGCGCAAGCTGCGCAAGGTCAAGGAGGTTAAGCGAGTCCGTGACCCACAGAATATCGCCGTCAACCTCGTTCAGGTCAAGTCTGAATACTACGTCTTCAGCTCCACCGGATTCGGCGCAGCACCCATCAACCAGAACAACTTCCAAAGCGCAATGGACGGAGCCATCTACGGACTCCGAATCGCCAAGGATTCTGTCGTCTACGGCCACTCTGGACTCCTTGATGAGAACAACGTCATGGTTCTCTCATACCTCCACAAGGCCATTCGTCCGCTGAACGCCCTGAAGGCTCTCGAAGACTCACTGGTCATTTATCGATTCGTACGCGCACCTGAACGTCGCATCTTCTACATCGACACGGGTTCTATGCCGCGTCAGAAGGCCGAGCAGTACATCCGCGACATGCAGGCCAAGCACAAGAACAAGCTGGTGTACGACCAGTCGAACGGACAGATCAAGGATGATCGCCGGTTCATGACTATGTTCGAGGACTACTGGCTGCCACGTCGTGAGGGTGGCAAGGGTACCGAGATCGATACTCTCCCGGGTGGCCAGAACCTCGGTGAGCTGGGCGACGTCGAGTACTTCCAGAACAAGCTGTACCGCGCACTCAACATCCCGGTCTCACGCATGAACCCGGAGACATCGGGCTTCACCTTCTCGAAGGCCGCTGAAATTTCCCGCGACGAAGTCAAGTTCTCGCGCTTCATCGATCGTCTGCGTCGTCAGTTCTCGATGATCCTTTTCGAGCTGCTCTCCAAGCAACTTGTCCTCAAGGGCGTCATCGCCAAGGAGGAAATCCCCGAGCTCTACCGTGGAGCCTTCTTCGAGTTCGCCTCGGACAACCACTTTGCAGAGGTCAAGGACAACGAAATCCTGTCCCGCCGCATCGAAGTGGCCAAGGACATCCAGGACTTTGTCGGCAAGTACTTCTCCCACGACTACGTTCGAACCAAGATCTTCAAGCAGACCGAGGACGACATCGAGCAGATGGACGAGGAGATCGAAGAGGAAAAGACCGACGAGAGGTACGAACCGAACCCGATGGGCGGCAACGGTATCATGACCAACGACCCGACGTTCGGGGCGGACGCAGTGGGCGGCAACCCAATGATGCCCGCAGCCATGCCGAACGGAACGATTCCGGGTCAACCCCAGGCCGGCGCAGCCTCCAACCAACCGCCTGCGACACCCCAACAAATCAACAGTTCTATAAATAGTTCGAATGAGGAAGTCACAAATGTCAAAGAAACTTAACGAACTGTCCAAGAAGACCCTTGGAAACTACATCGAGAAA